TCAAAAACAAAATCAGATGATGTGTCTGATTGTGAATCGTCATAAATAACATGAAGTGCAGGTTTCTTTAATGGGTTTGATGATTGCAAACTTGCAAATCTCTTAACAAACCTTGACTTATCATCATTCTCTTCACTTCCAGTAAATGCAAGTCGAAAGCCATGATCCGGAATCTTTCCGGCTAAAGTCGCAGATACAATTGTTGTGACATCGACAAAAAGATCTTCTGTGCCTTTAACAAATGTCTGCTCCGCAACTAACGATTGTAGTGAACCGTCGATGGTACCTGACACAATATAATCAATATTATCTGAGTTTAACAGACCACCTTTATTTGCACCTGACGCGTACCATATTGCTGGAGTACCAGCTGTCACAGACGCTGTCAAAAAGTTTGCTGTGTCTAAATCGGAAAAAGCCGACAGATCTCTACCAAATCCTTCATTAAAAGATCTAGAAAGTGGAGCAACAACAAGTGTGAAATTTGTAGGCACTGCTGTTCCACCTAACAAATTATGCAGCTTCATCTTTACCTTAAATGAACTGTCATTTATATCTATGACAGATCCAGTCAGAGCCTTAATTGGGCTTAAATCAAACTTTATTAGCCCTCTTGACAACTCAACGGAGCCAGTTGAGCCATTCAATAAAGATTCGTCATAAAGCTTGAATATGTCAATTGTTCCAGCTTGGCCTACATTTGCATCCGATGCTGAAAATGCTGCATCAATAATCTTATCGGTAATGTAAGTGTCTTTACTACCTGTATAAATCAAATACATTATTCAGCTCTCCCAACAATGTCCATTTTAGAATATCGCATCTCAAAAATCGAACCAGCAGGTCCGACAATCATTCCCTTGTACTCATTTGATTCCATGTCAAATGGATAATTACTATAGCTTCTATCTGCAACACCACCGTGGAGATTGAAAAATATCAGTTTATCAAGGGCCATAACACCTGGGGTGTTTATTATCGCATTGATAAAATCAGCCTTTATCAGAGGCTGATCAATTTGGTAATTTGAAGAACCTGCAACACGGTTTATTTCCGACTGTACTGCAGCGATGACTGACGATTTATTGGATTCTGGTGTCACAACAACAGAAAACTCAATTCCATAGTTTACGACAGTAACATCAAGAACATCAATTGCATCGCTTATAAGTCGATACTCATTCAAATATGTAGATAAGTTTTTCTTTAGCGAATCTGGTGCCACAGTAAGTTTATTAGACCTATTCTTACAAATAACATACAACTCTGATGCTAATGGGTTTCTAGAACTTTTTCGTATTGCAGCCCTATACACCTTCCCAAATGGTGATGGCATTGAATATACCCTGGCCAGCAAATCATCTTGTGTTACAATTCTAGCCTGTTGATTCCTAGACGCAGCAATTTGCTGTCTTAACTCTGAGATTGTTAACTTGTTGAGGCCACCTGCGGCGGCATTTTGGTTGATACACCCTATAGAATTTGTAACCCTGCTTGACGATAATGCACTAGCGGCAGAAGGAAAATTCAAGCGCAGCTGAACCGGTTGATTAATTGAACCTGCACTAACATTATGTGATTTGCCTCCTCCAGCTCTATACTTCACAGTCAGCGTAGTATTTGCCGGAGCTGTTCCTAAAGTTTTTGTCTTTAATAAATTTTGTGGATCTATTGAGAATCTTTGAAACGTTGTTCTGCCATACAGTGGCAAAGCTAGCTTAGAAGGATCTGGTATTGCATCATTGTCATTGATAGATTCGTCACCACCTCCAAATGTTAATGTTGCAGTCGCTGTGGCAAAGCTTGTATTAAGTGTAAATCTTCTCGCAGCTGATACAACTTCGAGAATTGACGGAACTTCAAGAACGTCTGAAGATAAATTCTTTGTTCTCTTAAACGCAGTGTCCTGCGTCAAATAATCAACTTCATAATATGTGTTTTCATCATCATCGGTAACTGATATTACTTCAGAAACATTCCTATTGGTTAGTGAAATTGTTCTAAATGGTTTTGACGAACCGATTGGAAATCTTTCAGTATAGACTAATCCGGAAACTGCTCCAACAGTTCTTGTCAAGATAAAATTTACAGGATTTCCGGAGCCGTCGACAGCTGACGTTGTTATATTTGCGAGATATTCTCCATCTGGCCCTCTTTCATTAAAATCTACATCTTCTGTAATAGAAAAAGTAACGCCTGTTGCCGACTTAAATTCCGATCCTTCTAAAACTGTTGGTAATTCTGTAGACGCTGGAATATATGTTCCATCGAGATCCTGGGTTGCTGTAACCTCCATAAAAATCTCTAGATCTACCGCGGCAGGTGATGCACCAAATATTTTTAAACCAGCATTCCTTGCATGAGCTTCAATGTTTCTCTGCTCTGTTGCTGTATCAGGATTTAGTTCGTTAAATTGGTGATCTAAGAAAAATGTCATGCTGTCGCCAACATACGCTGCTAACTCAACAAACATACCACCCAAACTCCCTTCAGAAAAATCGTTATTTTGTTCTGAAAAATAGTTTTTTGCGTACCTAACCAGATCACTTCTAAATGAGCTAAAGTCTTTTGCAAGATAATTTTTGTCTTGCATCTTTGTGGTATCTTTAATTTTTTTTGACATGTTTTTCTCTATGAAACAGTACTCAAAGTAACTGTTATTTGCTGATTATTGATATTTGCGCTCGGTATACCATAACCAATATTAAAATTTACGATTATTAGGCCACTCTGAGGTGTTGACTCGAGTCTTTCCATGCTCATGGTATTCAATGCGACATACGGCATATATCTTGACGTCGCCGTTTTTATCCTTGACATTACTTCAGACTCAAACCCAGATGTTCCAAACTCAGTGAGAATTGCCTTTAGGTTAGCACCAAAGTTTGGCTGCATTACTCTTTCGCCTCTGTTAGTCAAAATTAGGTTTCGCAAGTTATCCGCCGTTGCATCTGCAAGTGTTTCGTTCATGATAAACAGCTCGTCTTTGTTAGTTGACAGCTTTAAGGGAGTTCGTGGGTTAAATTTAATTGTCGACTTTTGAAACGACGCTTTTTCATGCTCACGCAATGTCGGTAAGGTATCTCCAACTGATCCAAAATCGTACACCGTTGCATTTGACATAACTACTCCACCAATTAATTATTCCATTCAGGATTTCAGCACCTTAACTAAGCTCTCCTTCTCCGCTAGCCGCCGTAGTAATCAACGTTGTTGCAGGAAGCGGCGATGCCGCAGTACCAACAAGCACCATATAACCAGCAACAACCTGCCCCGGAAAGACAGTTACATCAGTCTCGACAATTGCAGTCAGCGCAAAAAGATGAATAGCAGAATGTACGTCTAATGCAAGTGGTTCAAGTGTCGAACCAGACTCACCATTTTTCTTTGCATTATTATATGCCGTTTCAAGATCTGACTTTAGTGTGCTGACGTCGCCTGACTCAAACCTGACAATTCCTTCACCGGTTCCTGTGCCTGGAGCAGAAACAGCGCCAATAGGATTTGCTGTGCCGGCCGCGGCCGATGTTGTTTGGCCACCATTTGCAACTACTGATGTTATTACAGTTCCCGACGTCATGTATTTGTGAACTGCATCACTTACATCTTGTGCAAGCTGCGGAATTGGATCATCTGATTCACCTGTCGTAGCGGCAGTACTATATGCTGTTTCTAGATCACTCTTTAAAGTTGATATGTCTAAATCTTCTAGAAACCCAGTCCCCGTTCCAGTGCCGTCAACGGTTGTAGAGCCTCCAACGGTGTCTGACTGTCCTGCGTTGATGGTTACATTTGTAGAAACAAAAGCCTGTGAGTAATATTGATCAATTGCTTCGCCCATGTCAGCACCAAGAGATTCTTGAGTTCCACTAGAATTGTCTTCCTTTGCACCGTTTTCAACTGCATTATTATATGCGGTTTCTATACCAGTTAATAATCCACCAACTGCAGCGCTAAGAGGCATGTGTCACTCTCCAAATATTCGACTAGACTTCAGTGACACAATCTCTTCTCTTCTAGACGCAATATCAGACTTTAATGTTGCGGCGGCATCTAATATCTGTGGTGATGGATTTCCATAACCTGGAGTAACATGGGTGTTGAGCGTATCACAAAATGCGTCTATGTTGTCCATAATTGCGTTGAGCAGGTCTTCAAGTTGCTGATACCTGACATATGGTTGAACATGTGTTGCATCCTCTGGACCGGCTTCGGATTCTTCTAGACCACCGTCTTCTGGATGTCGACCAAGAAATATTCTAGAACCTGAAATGTGAATTGAACCGTCAGGTTGTAAAA